AACCACCACATCTGCGCTCAGATCGTAAATTAAAGACTTGGCAATAGCCTCGACAAGCAACGGTTCTTTGAGTTCAGTCTTTTTGCTACTGATTGCACCCAAAATGACCTGCCGTGAGTCCCAAGCAAAGTAGCCAGCAAACGCAACAAACGCAATCAGCACCACCGAGATCAGCTTGAACGGACTGTCTACCCACTTGATAAGATCAACAACCTTGTCTGTAAAGTCTGGGTTCCTAACAGGCGCAGGTTTTGCAACCCGTTTTACTGGCGCTCGTTTAACCGCAGGCTTTTTAGCCGTTACCATTACTTGTCGCTCTTTTCGGGCGTTTTGTTTTTCATGTCGATGATCTTTTCAAGGGTGCGACCACCGAAATAGAAGCTCATTATTAACATGCCCCATTGCCCAAGCAACTCAACGTACTTCTCGTTTGTATCAAGATCAAACGCTGACATCATGGCAAAGATAAAATAGCCTATTAGAATCGCTATAAGGGTCATAGGGCGAATGTTTTTGGAGAGCCATGAGTCAGACCGCATATCGTTTTCTTGACGCTTGGTAAGCTCTCCTTGCTCTTGCATGTCAGCCTGCATCTTGGCAAGCTCACCGTTCTGCTGCATCTGCATTAACTCAAGCTGGGCTTTGGCTTTCTGTTCGGGGTCAGGAAAAAACTTATCCAAGACCTTCATGCCAATGCCAAGGATATCCATGATTGGAAACATGTCAGAACCTCACGTTTTTAAACCAAGCCACCATGCGCCAGCACCACGCTTTGAACGCTTCCAACTTTGCTTTTAAGTAAGTCATTTATCTGCCTTGGCGTCGATTTTGTCGTACAGACGAGCAATCATCTGCTCAAGGCGGTCAAAGCGTTTTTCCATTTGGGATTCGAGCGTTTCAATTTCAGATTTTTTTGCGTAGGTTTCTGAAACGTGCAGTTTTAAATCGGCAATCTCTTTCTTCAATTCTTTGACAGAATCCCATAGCTGACGGGCAAACCAACCACCAATAGTTAGTAATGAACCTGCACCGATATTGATGATTATTTGCCAATCCATTATTTACCCTTAAACATTGCAAAGATTGCCCACGGAATTAACCACAAACTGCAAAGCAGTATCAATGGCAAAAAAACCAATATAGCAATAAATTTAAGCAACTTCTACCCAAGATTGCGTAGCCTCGTCCCAAGAATATGGGCCACCAGTTAACGGATAAGGAGTTGGCGGTTGCCATTCCCATGTTGGTGCTGAAATCGTCCACGATGGATACGGTTGTGGTGCGTAAAACACATCGTTGATTGAATCATAAGTGTAACCAATGCCTGCGTAATTAGCTCTTAAAGCCACGCCACCATCTGGTTGCCCGTCTTGACCATAATGGATGCCGCCTCTAGTGTTGTAGCTTGTTTTGATCCATTGAAATGGATCGCCAACTAAGCCCGAATCAATAAAATCTTGTTCGGCACTAATAACGTTTTCAACTAACCCTTTACCGTCAGTAATAACAGGAACATTTGCAAAATAACTCATGGGCGCAAACTCCCTGAAGTCGTAAATTGATGAATCGAATACCCACCGCTAAACGAATAAGTGCCGCCCGTCATGCGTTGTGGGCCAAGGTAACGAATTGCAATAAACCCTGAACCGCCGTTTGCAAAAATACCGCCACCTCCGCCGCCTGTGTTAATTGTTCCCGCAGTACCCGCACCGCCGCCGTTTGCACCTGCGCCACCGCCACCGCTGCCACCACCGCCACCTGTACCGCCGCCTAACCCGCCACCGCCGCCGCCGCCAGCCCTCGTGACGCTTGATCCAGTAATGGAACTACTCAATCCGTTTCCACCGCTGCCGCCTTGATCTGTGCTTGCAGCACTGCCAATTGCACCAGCGCCGCCACCACCACCACCCATTAAAAAAGAGCCGCTAGAATCGCCGTTGCCGCCGTTTGACCCTTGTGAACCTGTACCGCCAGAACCAGGCGACCCACCACCTCCGCCGCCAGAGCCGCCGTTGCCACCGTTAGCGTTAATCCCTCCACCTGAGCCACCAGCTGATGCGGTAAGACCAAATGCCGTACTGTTGCCACCACCGCCACCGACTACGATGGTGTACGTTTCATTGCTGTTTATTTTTGTACTGCTTGCTAAATAACCACCAGCGCCGCCGCCGCCATATCCTGCACCGCCACCGCCGCCCACCAAAAGATAATCAATAGCAATAAGTGCGTTTGTGCCAAAACCAAATGCACCAGACGCTGCTGCCCCAATAGTCGCTATGCGTGGCATTTATGCATACCTTGTCTGAGATGCCAATACGGTAAATGTGGCATTGGCAGTTTTAATAATGGCGTAAGTGTAAGAATCAATAGAACTTACATTACCCGCATTTGGCGTAAGACCGTTTTGCCATTTAGGTGTAACGGACGAACCGTCGACTTGTACAGCGGAATTATAGTAAGCAGTTGCGCCTTGGGTAGCCATAAAGACAACGGTAAGCGTCTGTCCCGTAGACATCAATGTATTCAATGACACACCGCTTGTTCCACGAAAATTCAATGTCCAGTTGCCACTTGCGTTTGTTGTGTAATACAAAATCGGTTGTGTTGAGCAATCAAAGTTAATCGTGCCAGTTGCCGCTGTTGCCGATATTGTTGTTGTTTCTTTAATAGCGTTAAATGTTGCAGCACCAGTAAATGTTGATGCACCGCCAACACTTAAAGCACCGCTAAGCGTTAAAGTTGTTAATGAAGTAGAAATGCCGAGCAATTGAAAATTAGTGCCATCGTAATAAATAATATAAAAATAACCGGATTGAATATCGCCAGCATTTAACGCACCTAATGGCGTGACAATTGACTTTGCACCTAAACTACTAATATTGATTGTCGTAGCACCGCTGTTTGTGTTTGCAGCAACAAAACCAAACATCTGACCAGCGCTGTATGCAGTCAAACTTGGGCTGACCGTTGCTGTAATTGTGTTTGTGCCAGATACCGTTAAAAACGTGCCGTATGCGCTTTGGATTTGCGATACCGTTGCAGCGTCAGTTCCTGCTGTACCAGTAGCCAATCCCGTTATCTTAAAATTCCCCATTGGAATATTAGCTGTCGGTGTGGTTTGACCGTCTTTAGTCAACGCTGTAGTGAGGCCAGTAGCCAAGTCAGCAGTCAGCGCATTAAACGCCGTAGACGAAATGACTGTGTTTGTAACAACTGGCTGACCAGTTGAGTTAATTACAAATGTACCGCTGCCGTTATAGCTCATTGATTACCTCTTATTGTTGACCAACTTGGGGATTAGTCAAAAGCCCCGCATAAATGGATGCCGGTACAGCTCGTTCGCCAAGAGAAAAACCAGGCACTTTCGTTGTCAATGCTTTGCCCATGTCTAATGCTCTTTTTTGCTCTGCTGCGTTTAACGTGCCTTGCATTTGTTTTTTGGCAAAAGGGATCACCACACTTGCGCCAACACCTAAAGCGCTAACACCCGTGAGATTGGCAAGCGCATCAATACCCGCACCAAGCACCAATGCGCCAGAATTGCTGTTGTTGACCGCCGAGCCTTTAGGTTGCAATGTCGTGTACTCAGCAACACGGCCTAAACGCTTTAATTCACCAATTTCTTCAGGCGTAAAAAACAAAGCTAATTTTTTATCGCCAATGTCATTAAGTGTTTTGTTGTACGTTGCAGCGCCAAAAGTGCCTGTTTCGTCTGATCTGCCGCCCAATGCTCGATCTTTCAAATGCGTCAAAATAGCCGACTTTGTGGCTGCTGCATCGCCTGACTGAGCAACGGCAGCCGCATCCGCAACGTCACCTTTAAGTACAAACTTGCGTACAAATTGGTCTGGTTGCATACCGTTTACGGTAGCTTCAATTGGTTTGTTAGATTCTTGCCACTTTTTGTAATCTGCAAAGTTTGCTCGCGCTTCTTTCAAAGCCGTTAGCAAATCTGCCGATTGAGCGTCTTGCGTTTGCAAAAACTTGCCACCGGCTTCAGTTACTAATTGGTTGCCGCCAAACTCTGTTTTAACTGGTGCAATTTCCGTGTCATCAATAGCTTTACGAACTAAGCCTAAAGCAAATTTTACGTTGCCATCTTGTGTACTACGTTGCGCCTTGGCTACCATAGTCATCAAGTTATCAAGCGCATTTGTATCAAACGGTACGGGAAATGTTTTACCGTTGATTGTTGTTTGACCAGCGCTTAACTCGTTTAGCATCCCACGAATATTCTCAGGCAAAAATGCGTTTGCATTTGATTTTGCAAGCAAAGTATCAATGTTGTTAATTAACTCAGCACGGTTTAACGGTGTAGTGCCACCTGGCAATTCACCCGCTTTTTTATACAGACTAGAAGCCGCCGCTTGTTTTGCCGCATCTTCAGCCGCAATTTTTGCCGCACTTGCCTCGCCTGCTTCCATCAAATACGGTGCTTGTACGTTACCCGCACCTCTTGCGTTTAAGGCATCAATCAACGCTTTGTTGTTTGCCGCTTGCACATTGCCCAATGTTTGCAAATTGGGATCTTGCGAGTTCATGCCTGTTTTGGCTAAGTTTTGCTCTAATGTAATCTGTCGTGGATCAAGGGTAATCATGCCCTTAGTCGGGGTCGTACCTTCAATCATGCGGAAATCAAGCAATCGACGCATTGCATCGCCGCCCAAATCACCGCCAGTTCGCAACGCATTTGCTACATCTGCGGTCAATGACTTGCGTACTTGGTCTGGCAATCGGCTGAAATCAATGCCTGACTGACCTAGCTTTAAAGTGATGATCTGATCGACTTCAGCAGGGTTTGGAATTGCAGCGTCAGGGTTAAGTTTGCCAGTTAATGTAGGCGCTACCTTTTGACCGGCAGACGTAAGCAAAGATTTTGCCCCACTATATCCCGCAGGCGCAGCAATGCCACCCGCCAAGCCTGCAAAGAATTGCTGTAGAGGATCGCCGCCTGATTCTCTTGTTAACCCGCTGCCGTACCCTGCGCCAGCTGCCGAACCGTATTGCAACATGGGATTAGCAGCCAACTGGTTTGCAACGTTGCTTGTGATGCCGGTGGTATTTTTAGCAATTGCACCCGCACCTGATACCATTGGAATGGTTGACGCTATTGACGTAGCAATATCACCCACAACCTGTTCGCTTGGCAATACATTAGCCAAACCTGTCCGAGTGTCCATGACAGACGTTTCTCTAGGTTTGGGCAATCTCAACAGATCGGCTAACTTTGTGCCGTAAGTTGACATTGATGCTGCTGGTGGCCCACCGGCAAGTTGTGAAAGTGCGCTAACGCCCATCCGCATAGGCTCTAATGGCAAGCCTAACGTGTTCGCTGCGCCTTCAATTGCGTACCGGCCTGTCAACCCAACCTGTCGAGGGAAATCTGTAACCGCCGACATAATGCTTTCGCCTGTAGACTTTTCAGGCGGTGGCGGTAGGGGCGTTTGGGCATGAAACGTATTAGCTAGTTTCCACGCCTCTGCCTCGTCTTTGGCATCTACCTCGTAAACTTCTTTGCCAATCTTTACTTCAAAAGTGGCTGTTGTCATTTTGGAGTAATCCTACGAACAGAGCCTGGCGGTGGTGCGGCAGGCGTGGCTGCATATTTTTCGTTCAATGCAATAACGGCTTCCAACGCTGCAATGCGTGTTTGATAAGGTTTATTTGGATTTGCAACGTCAGCTGCCGATTGTTGATACAGCAATCTATCTGCATCACTTTGCGGGCCTTCCATCCTAGGAATGTTAGACGTTAACGCCCCACCAATAACTCGCAATTGCCCATCGGCTTTTGATTTGTCTGTTGGAATACCCGCAGCATCGGTTGCCATTGTAAACAAGCTACTAATCAAACCAGATGATGATTGTGGCAATACTGCTTTTGCTCTAGCCGCCAAATCAAGAACCGTTTGACCTTGCGTAGTTTTTACGTCAGGTTTGGCAAGCAATGGGCTACCTGTGTTTGCAGCTTCAACAGCTTGTGATCTTGGTACAAAAGAGGCTTTACCATCTTTATCGTAAACAGTAACAAGATCAAGTTCAGCCTCTGCTTGTCCTGTAGATTTTGCAACCATGCCTTTAAATTTAGCGGTCAATTCCGCTGCTTTTGCAATTGGAACGGCAGTAAGTTTGCCATCGATCATCACGTTTACCGTGTTTTCCGCAGGGGCTGGTGAAGTTTGGGATACTTGACCCAATGGCCCTTTTACTGTTGCGTTAGGGGCAAAAGATTGAGTTGCCTCTTTTTCGATCAATTGTTCAACAACTTTTCTATCAGGACTATCGGTTGGCAACGAATCTCTTAAAGTCATTAGCCTTGTAATTTGCAAATCGTTCGGTGGCGGCATGATGCCTTCCATTACAATTTTTTCGCCACCTTTGCCAATTTGAACATAACGCAATTGACCATTGACCATTGCGGTAATTGGCGCACCTGCTGGCATATTGACTACGTTATTACTAATTGCTCGACCTGCTTGTATTTGTCTTGTTTTGTAAGCATCAATACTAAGAGGTGTTTGACCTGCGGCTTTAGCTTGTTCAGCATAAAGTTTGTACTCAGCTAATGGCCCTGTGTTTTGTTTCTCTAAACTCTCATACATCAACTTAGCAACTGGTGATGCGTATGGGTTTTGACCCATCATTATTTCAACTAATCGTTGACGTTTTTGATCTGGGTCAAGCGATACAGCTGCTTGCGATGAGATCGCTGCTTGTGGTGCTACGGCAGGCTGATACGCCACGGCAGGCGTTTCCACGTTGCCCGACGGTGCAACTGCTAAGTTTGGATTGTCCTCAAAGTCAGAACCCATTGGGGTAAATGACGTTGCAGGCCGTGCTTGAATTTCAGGCATACCCATGACCGCAGCACGACCAGGCGAGGCTGGTCTATCTTGCAATCCTGACAACATTTGTTGCGCTTCTGCCTTGGCTTCTTGATTTAGCTTAATGCGTTCTTCATCGCCCGTACCTCTTGCGCCCATGTAGGCTTGCAACACTTTGGCAAGTCCCGATAAAGGTGAAATAGGCGCTTGGATACCTTGGTAGCTTTGAATATCAATAGGCTGAAACGCCTGTTGTTGCATAATCTGCGCTAACTTTTCGTTGCGCTGAATTGCTGCTAACCGAGTGTTGTAGTCCAAATTCATGGCTTACCCCGTGTAATTGTTTGCATTCATTGCTGGCGCTTGAGCATTAGCCGAATCAAACATACCGCCAGTTTGCGCTTGACCGAGTTTAAGCCGAGCCATGTAGTCTTGAAAATCTTGCATTTTGTTTTGTTGGCTTGCTTGTTGATACATTTTCATCGCATCTTGAGCGCCACTAAACGGGTTCTGAGCTTGCGGCATTTGCTGTTGCATATCACCTTGCAACTCAGTTGGTTGGGCTTGTTGTTGCAACATCTGAGCCATTTTCTGCTGCGGAGTCATGTTGACGTATTGATTAAGCATCGCAATTCCTTAATAACTCTAAAGTAGGCAACAAGGCAGACTTTAGTGCCGCCATGTTTATTTTATATTTTTCATGCAAATTTGGGTGTTTTTCTTTCATCCATGCCACTCGATCCGCTGAATGTTCCAAATACGCTGTGCAATCGTAACAATCAAGGCTCGAATGGTCGATTGCATAATGTTCTGGTAACTGGCATTGAGTCCGTAAAAACGCCAAAACTTGCTCTTTAGTCCATGTTTCTATCGGTTGAATAAACATAATTCCATTTACTATTGACCCATGTTTAGCTGTACTTTTATGACTTTCATCAAGCCGTTGACCACGAATCATTTGAGTAATCCCACGCTCTTTTGCAGCTTCCATTAAAGGTTTTGATTTGTTTTCGTAACAACAATTTAAGTAATTTTGCACCATTACAGATTTTTGCTTTGTTAATTCCATCCCATCTTTTGTGTTGTTTATTGGCACAATGTCGCTAGGCAATCCAAATTTTTCAATTTGACTTTGTTGATTTGAAACTACTTCAATAAATTCAACTGCTTGCGCTTTAATTCTGTTTATTATTTCTATTGTTTCAGGATAAGCCTTGCCCGTGTTTGCCCAAAAGACAATGGGATTCTTTTCCCGATACAAGTACCAACACGCTAAAGAATCCTTCCCGCCTGAGAAAGCTAGTCCTAACATTAAAAATACATTGCAGCAGCCAACGCAGCCGAGGTAAGACCTTGAGTCGTAGCGTTTTGACCCGCTTGCTGGATGCCGTACCGTGACATATCAGCTTGTCCCTGCGCTTGCACACCCGCAAAAGTTGGTGATGGCGCTACGCTCATGCCTTGATAACCTTGGAATTGAGGCAATTGAATCTGTGAACCGCCCATTAACCCAATGACTTCATTGATTGGCTGTTGTCGTAACGCCAAATCCTGCGCTAATTGCTGTTGTTGCGCTGTATTTTGGAACTGGGCTTTTGCTAATGCTTGGTTGTACTGCTGACCTTGTGCGGTAATACCTTGACCAAAGTTTTGACCAATTGCGGCATTCGCAAGTTGATCGGCTGTTACACCTTGACCAAAGTTTTGTCCTACCGCTGTGTTGTACAAACCGGCCTGCGACAATTGCTCATTCAAACCTTGTTGCCGAGCCGCCATGTCGATATTGATGCCTTGTAGCGCAGCTTGGCTATACAAGTCGTTAATACCCATTTGACGGTTTCTATACGCCGCATCGTAGGCAGCTGTGCCTGGCGCTAAACCTTGGTTTGCTAATGCTTGCTTAAAAGATACGTCACCGGCTTGAATAGTGGGGTCAAGTCTTGCCAAAATAGCTTGTTGAGCATTAATGCCTGCATTGGTAGGCATTTGGGTCAAACCGCTTGTATCAATCTGTCGTTGTGCTAAACCGTAAGTGTCAGCAGCGGTTTTTGCTTGCGCTAAACCATATTGATCGGCTAATGGCGCTGGTTGATACCCAGTAAAATCTTTTTTAATATCAGTTGATGTTGGTGTAAAAGGCTGCGAAAGCGTAGCGTAAGCATTTGAAATGCCTCTTTCACCAAGGTTTGCTAATGAAGTTTGCACACGTTGCTGTGCATCTAACGTTTGTTGCGCTTGTGGGGTAAGGGTTTGAGTAACTGTTGGTTGACCACCACCAGTCATAAACCCTTCACGGGTTGGCGCTGCGCCTCGTTTTGCATTGTCGGCATCAAAACTTGCTTGGTCAAAATATGTTTGCCCAGTTTGTTCGTCTGGTCTGTAATATCTATTACGGTCTACGTTGTTAGCGTTGTATTTAGCTAACGCCGCATCGTATGAACTTTGGTCAAACGTGGGGGCAGAATACGTTACCGTTTGATTCCCAAATGGCGTATACATATTTGGGTTTGACATAATGTTCGATTGTCTAGCCGCTGCAAGGTTATCAATACCCTGCTGCTTGGCTGCGCCAATATAATCTGGTGCTGGTGGTGCTGCGCTTGACTTACCCATTTTCTACCCCTAGAAACCGGCACTTTTCTTGTGCCAATGTCAAAAATATAATATCGCCATCCGGTACTGCATCCTTAACCCTTGCTTCTTCACTAAAACCCATCTTGGTAACTAATTTTAAGCTCTTTGCATGGGTGCTGCTCACCGGCACAATAATCTTTTTTACCTTACAAAACTCAAAAGGGTAGCTAAATATCGCTCTCAAATACCCTTTTGTAATGCGTCCTTCAATTGCGATATGACACACAATTGAGGCTTTATTCCAATTCTCGTAAATCACGCCTGCAATGATCTGACCGTCACGCTCTAACCCAATTGCTTGCGACCCGTCTGCAAAATACTTACCCTGCACTCGCTCTGCTACCCAATGACCTATTTCAGCGCCTTGGGTTATATGCCACCCCAACCTTGCTGATAAACAATGTCCGTCGATGCCCATAGAATTGTCGTTCCTTGAGAGGCAGATTTAAACTGTGTTGCAGCGCAATAGCCGATTCCAGTCACGCCTTGCCAGTTGTTTGTAATTACCGTATCTGTAGCCCAATAGTCCACATCCCACAAAGCAACGTCCCATTTAGCAGATACTTGTGGGCTAAAACTTAAAGCCGCTGTTGTGTCTGCTAGATCAAAATCCATGTTTAAACCAATGAATATTGACGGTGTGCCGTTTGTAAAGATCGACGGTCTAGCTCTTGTGAAATACTTTTTGTACCCACGGGCATCAAAATAATTAAACGCCTGCAACGCATAGCCGTTTATGTCGCTTACATCATCAGCGTAATTGTCATCCCACGCATGGGCAACAAAGCCATTTCCACCCCAATACGGCTCATTGTCAAAAATTGCCCAACAATTAGCGTACTGGCCTGTGAAGTTGCACCAGGCTTTAGTGATGTTATTCATCACATATTGCTGTTGTTGACCTTCAGCAACCGGCACATTGACCGTCAAAGCGTTGTGTTGTGGGTCAAAAATAATGTCCCACCCAAAATTACCGCCATACGATTGTGTTGCAGCAGTAAATGCGCCTTGAATCTTGTCCGACAGCGCAACACGGGGATCAAGTCTAGATGATTGCAGGCTTGCGGCAAGTGGATACAGACCGTTATAGGTCAGCATCAACATATCGCCGCCGTACTTTAGTAGGCATCGCTTGCCAACGGGCTTGCCAACCCTCCAAACGCCGATTAGCGCCCATTTCGTAGAATCTGAGGGGTCAGTACCCGCCCACACAATAATCTCGCCATTGGACGTTATAAACACTAGGTTATCGTCTACTCCGTAGCCTGCATCAATCGTCCATGTTCCCACGGCAACCAAGAATCCACCAAGTTGGGCAACCGAACTCATATCAATTGCGTTAGCTGCGCCTGCAATGCTCAAAGTTGGCAAATAGTATGCCTTTAAACTTGCGTTTTGCGTAAACCAAACTTGGTTCTTAAAAATGGCAATATTGCTTAGACTGCTTGCCCCAACACCAGTAATGGTTGGATTTGTCCATACTGACCCGTCATATAGCAACGGTGCATCTACGCCATTGACTAAATACAAGTAGCCGCCGGCAGGCGTTGTGACGTTGGTGTATTCCCACTTTGCGTTGCTCAGACCCGTCTTGACCGCTGCGCCAACCGCACCGCCGGCAGTACAGTCATAAATCGACGTTCCTGCAATTGCAAACAATTCGTCAGTTGCACCGCTTGAATAACCCATCAACGTCTGAACTTGACCTGTGATGCCGGTGGAATATTTAGTGTATCCACCACGCAACACCACATTGTTGACTGTGGGGAACAAATTGGTTAATTGAACGGCATCTAGCGTATCCATGTTTGCAATGGAATCTCGCACGTTCCAACCACCAATAGGCGCTGGCAACGACTGAACCCGTGCCGCCGTACCTTGAACAAGTCGGCTTGCCATTAGTTTGTCCCGTAGCCGGTGTCAGGAATGTTGTCGTAGCCAATCAAGACTGTGCCTGGGCGTGGTGCAAACGACAAGTTAGCCGCTGACGTATCTTGCGCCCGAACAATCTCAAATTCCTCGATATAGTTGCGATACATTGCCGTAGTATCAAAGCCTTTAGCCTCAAAATACTTGAGCTTAGTAGCCAATACCATGAGTCGATCTGGGTAAATACAGGTATCTGTGTCAGCAGTAAACGAATCTTTTACAACATTTGTTGACGATAATGCCCAACCCTTTGAACGATACTCGTAACCCAAAAGTTCGTTAGTCGAAACGCCAGGCCAAATCTGAAAATATTTACCTAACAAGCGCCAGCGAATCCGTGGGCCGGTAGCGATAAAGCCTGAAAGCAACCATTCCCATTGCTGTGGACTCTCTG